CTAAGAGTTTTTAGTTTTTCATCAAAATACATTTGTTTTTTAACTTTAAGATCCCCAAATTCCTTTCGAAGTTCAAACTCCATATCAGTATTGTAAATAATTTTAACTAATTTTTCATATGACGCCAAGTATATACGTTTGCTGTGAGTTTTAGCCAGTAAAATTTCTTCTTTTTGATTTCTGGTATTTTGTTTAACTCTTTTTATGAGTTCAAATTCATTTAAAAAATGGTAAAATAACCATTTTTTAAATAACATTTTTAATTTTATTAACTCTATGAACATATTTACTTACTTAGCAATGTACAATTTAATCATTGATATTGTATTGTTTCAAAATCATTTTTTAATAAAATGTCGGAAACATTGCTAAAAATATAACCATTTGGTTAACTCAATGAACGCATAAATTTTCATAACGTATATTTGATTGATAATCAAGATTGTTATATTTGAAAAATATGTATTTCATTTTCTTTTTGCAAATAGTTAATATTATCGGTGTTTATAAAGTCATATGTTATATTATCAAATTCTATGAAATATTAAAAATTAATAGCCACATTGCTTCTTTCATTTATTTTATAATGATAATCTATGAAAGTGCGATAAAAATATCGGGCTGAACTGATAAAAAGAGGTATTTGATCAATACTATATCTAGAGTTATTTCAGATATCAATGAAATACAAAAATTAAAATCATTGTTAATTATTCAGATTAAAAATACCTGATTCTGTAATGGATGAAAGTCGTAAAATATCTTTTCATTAAGGATAAAAATTAAAATGATTAACTTTTAGTATTATATCAAAAATTGTGTATGACAATCATTGTTTCAACAACAAATTCAATTGTAACTTCCCCTAATACTGTAATAGATGAAGAAGGAAATGTAATACCATCATTAGAACAGTGTATGATGACTCTAATTCACAGTCATAATATCATTAATGAAACAGTTGCATATCTCAATAATATGACTGAAATTAAAAAAATAATTGAAGATGGAGTTGATATCCACTATAGTAATGATTATTTCCTTTGGTATTCATGTTACACTGGGAAATTTGATTTGATTAAATTTTTTATTCAAATTGGATTAAAGATTAACGGATACGATAATCAACCTTTACGAATGGCTGTTAAAGGTAATTGTAACATTGAAATTATTCAATATTTGGTTTGTCGAGGAGCTGATGTATCATGCTGTGCAAATGACCCAATCAGAAATGCTGCTAGAAGAGGAAACTTAACAATGTTGAAATATTTTTTGGCAAATGGTGCTGGATTGGATTCGAATAATTGGGAAGTATTTCGCTGGGGAAAACTTAGCGAAAATAAAGAAACAATTGATTATCTTAATAGTTTACAGAAAGGAATTAAAGATGAAGGTATGACATTTGATATGATTCAAAAAAAAGCAAAAGAAGAGTTGATTACCGAATTTGGAGAAAATTTTTTTTGCGAACTTAACAATGGTAGTATCAATTATCAAGGAAATGATAATGAGGAAAGAAGTGATAGTGATAATATTGTATATGAAACAGCAGTTTGAGTAAAATATTTCAATACTTTTGGTATATAGTATGCGTTCAAAACCTTACTAGGTTTAATTATAAAAAGTTAATTATTTTTATCCCAAATTGAGTGTAATTTTCAATAATTTTAGATTGGAAAGATTGGAATTATTGAAATTATCGAATAATTTAACTAATAATCGTTTGGATATCTATAATTTCTGTATGGATTTACGTGCATAATTAAGAAATTCATTTAATCCCACATTACATTCGTAAATATTATGATGATATTCTGTCTCGGGAAATGCAAGACCTAATCCGTATACATTAGGAGCCAATGTACCATTTTCAACATCAAATACGAATTTATTTTCTTCATTGTGATAACAAGGTTTAATATTTTGAGTTGATGTCGCCATATCTGATTCTGTGTTTATATTGATATCAATATAACGTGGTTTGAATCCGATAGCAAAAATTACACATGTATTCGACAATGAAAGTAATTGCTCAATCTTATTAAGATGATCATTAAGATTAAGGATTTTAATATTAGTCTTATTGACAGGTTGAAGATTTTCTTGTGCCCATTTGAGAGCAATTCCTCTAATACCAGTCTGATCATATAATTCCACAGTTTCAGTTCCACATTTAGTATTTACTTTTATTTCAATTGGATAAACGATTGGATGTTTTATAATATTATAAACTGTTGTATTCTCAGTAGACCACCCTAGATTTTCTAAATTTCTAAGAATAAGTACACCAGAATGAGCATTCCCAAATACAAGTACATTTTTAGGTTTAAGAATTTTCTGCCATTTCGATAAACGTATTGGATCTAACGCTTCAAATAAAGGTATAATATTAATTTTATCAATAAATGTATTTGTTCTAAGGCATCCAATCCTCGGAGGTATTTTGGGATCACAACCATGTGCCAAAATAATATTTTTTGCTTGAAATTGTTTTAATTGAGTATGTTTAGTTGAGATTTGAAACGAATATGTATATGATGTAAATGTATTAGAAATCAAACGAATTTTTTTAACAACTCCTTCCATAACGAGAATGAATGGATATGTTGTTAACCAGTATTGAGTAACATCAAGTAATTGATCCGTAAAAATTTTAAGTGAACATGGTTCATCTTGATTGGTATTATTAAGTTTAAAATAGTTAAGACGCGTGGAAAATGGATAAACTTTCATGGCTTCCAACCTATTAAAGAAATGGGTAAAATTTTTAACAGGCGTATTAGAAGATACAGTACCATATCTTTTTCTCAAATCACCGGCTTGAAAGTTATCAGCATCAACCCAAAGAATAGATACAACCTGAATTGATAATTGAGTATGGGACAGGCATTCGTGTTGATTTTCATATAATTCTAATAAACGCGCCATACCACATATTCCTCCTAATCCTCCGCCTATAACAAGCCAATCAAAAGTAATTTTATCATTAAAAGAATTTATATGTGATGACATACTTTTCTGTTATTTATTAATGAGATTATTAAAAAATTATTTATTGGTGATTTGATCTTTCCATTATTCATTTAGTACTGATCATATTAAAATTATGGAAAAATACATTGAAATTTTAATCTTATTTCGAAAAAAAATTTTGATATGATTAATTCCTATTAATTAGACATGATTGTTGTCAAATTTTAATGATTATATTAATTTTCAAAAAAACAAAAAAATTTAAATTCATTAATTAATTAATTAATTAATTAATTGATTATAATTGTAAAGTTAATAAACGAAGTATATACGTTATTCAATGATTCACATTTCTTACTTCAATTCAATCATATCGTGAAGAGTATAAACCATTGTGTTTGATATTTCATTAGAACAGGATGAGAAGTTAACACTTGAATCATTGGAACTAAAAGAGATAATATTTTCATGATGTTGTTCATCAGTGGCATGAAAAGTAGGTTCAATCCACTCATATCCTTGATAAAAATCGGAATTAATGAAATCGGGCGGGAGTTCTAATCCAACAAACATAAACATAATGATAATATTTCTATGTTGAGGTTGTTCTGAACTGGATTTAGAGTAAGATCGAAAGATAGCGAAAGAATTACGCGTAGCCTTAAGCTCTTTAAGTACTTCTTCAAGATGTTTCATCTGACCATTAACAAAATTACGATGAATGAAAGAAACTTGTGGTACGTTTTCAGTATCTTTGTAGTAACCAATAGCAAATGTCATTGGAAATTTTTTGGCATTCTCTAACTGTGAAAGGTTTTGAAGATAAGTCCTCATTATAGTAGCTTTGTCATTATTTGTAATATCACTTTTAAACTGGTGCATATTGAAAGCAAACTCGGTTAGTTGAGATTGAGACTCTTGTTCACTTGCCATTATTATTTTTAAATTTTTATTTGGATAATAATTTAAACAAAATTAATTGATAATTTTAGTGTTTATAATCAATTTTTATTGAACGTAAAAGTGATACTACTCATAAAGCTCAATAAATTTATCAATCGTAATTTTTTGTATTAGTGCTGTCTTCAATAGCAATGTACTCTCTATCCTCAATTAGTATAGAAAAATTATCAATAAATTTGTTAATTTTCTTATATTATTTTACAAATCAATTTAGAAGAATTTATCGCAGAGAATATTTTCAGAATATTATTTACATCTGTAAAAAATATTTTTTCCTGAAATCAAATCTAGTTAGTATAATATAGAGAATAATAGCTTTATAGTTATAATTATCACTATTATTTGAATTAAATATGTCAAGCGAAAGGATTACAAAATTAGATCATAGATTTCGCGGAAATGATGCTACCTTTAGCCGTTTAAGAGTATTGGATAATGAGGCACCTCTAGAAAACCCTCAACGAGAAGGTGATTTTCTTGCACCTACTATTTTGGAGGGAGGATTGGTTGTCAAAAATGGTATCGCTCTCGGCAATGGAGATCAAAGCATTATTAATGCCAATTCCAATTATGTTCGCAATCTATTAGACCCTGTCCAAGACCAAGATGCTGCTACTAAAGCATATGTTGATAGTCATTCAGGAGATGTCCTTGTTCAAGAAAATCTCGCAAATAATTCACTCTCCGTTGGTAGTCAAGTAGGAGATGTTGATTCAGTCGCATTTAGTACATTTGTCGGTGTAAATGCTGCCCCAAGCGTTTCAGGTATTGGTAATACAATTATGGGATATGATTCTGGTGAAAATTTAACTCTTGGTTCCAATAATACATTGATTGGTCAAAGTGCGGGTAACTCTTTAATTTCTGGTAGCGAAAATGTTCATATTGGTATGGGTGCTGGATCATCAGTAGGCAATAGCACAACTGGTACAGTTATTATTGGTAGTAAAGCTGGACAGAATAATATAGGTGATGATTGTATCATAATCGGACGTAATGCTGGTCGAAATAATCATCGTGATGATAATGTTTTTATTGGAACTAGAGCTGGTCGAAATAATACAACTGGACTTAGTAATGTTTTTATTGGTTCTTCAACTGGTGAAAGTAATACAACTGGTGAAACTAATGTTTTTGTTGGAAGTTCATGTGGTCGTGCTAATACTACAGGAAAAGGAAATGTTTTATATGGTTATTTGGTAGGTGATTCAATTACAACTGGTTCTTTTAATACCATAATTGGTAATGTTAGTGGCGGAAAAATTAAAACAGGTAATGCAAATACTATAATTGGTTCTGGTGCAGGTAGCAGTTGTTCCGGACAATTTAATACTATTTATGGTTTTATGTCAGGTGGAGCTGTGAATGGTATGTATAATACCATTGTGGGTACAACCTCGGGTAATAGAATTCAATCAGGAAATAAGAACGTTATTATTGGTAATGGCTGTGCTAATAATGGTGACGACACAACTGGTACAGTTATTATTGGTAGTAATACTGGAAAAGTCAATGAAGCTGATAATATTGTCATGATAGGTAGAGAATCTGGCAGTGATAATACTACAGGTGCTTTCAATACATTTATTGGTACTGCTTCTGGTAGTACTAACACAACTGGAAGCCGAAATACATTTGTTGGTTATAATGCTGGTATTGTCAATGTAACTGGTGATAATAATGTATGTATTGGAGCTAATTCTGATGTTTCCAGTGCTACTGGATTTAATCAAATTGCTATTGGTGAAAATGCAGTATGTATCAATAATAATTCGGTACAATTCGGTGATTCTAGTTTGAGTCCTGAAGAAGGAACAATGCAAATGTATGATAGTGTTGTTTTTGATATGAATTGGAGTTCTAGTAGTTCAGCTGGTTTAATTACAAATGATGAGAACGGAAACAACGTCAAGGGAGGCGCTGTCGAATTAATTACTAGTAACGGAGCTACTATTGGTGACAACACGATGTTTGCCATTTTAAGTGGGAGTGCTAACAATATTATCATGCCAACTGGTACATTTACTGGTAAATCTGTATTGCTTGTCAATACTACTAGTTCCGATATTACTATTAGCGGTCCCACTACAGGTATTTTAGGTAATTCGTCACAATTTTATGTTTACGATGGAAGCGCTTGGGTACCTTAAGTTAAACATTCAATACTTGATTAGTTAAGTCAATTCCAAATTACACTTTACAAGCAAAATGACGGATATGAGTACAATGATCATTCATTGTTTACAATTCCCGAGTAGAAGCAGAATTTGGACAAAGAAACATCACTCTTCAATCCTTATAAAAATTGATTTTATAAATTATAAATTGTATCGACTTCAGTCAAGTTTACCAATACTAAACTCTAGATTTTAATTTCTATGAATAAGCCACGAAATTTCCAAAACATTG